CTTTTGGTAGACCAAATATTTTAATCGAAGACAATAACGGAAACGTATTTTTGGCAGGATTAGAGCACGGAGCTGACGTTACAGGTGGTACTGTAGTTACAGGAGGTGCTATGGGCGATATGTCAGGGTATACTTTAAGTTTTACGGGTATGGAAAAAATTCCTGCTAATTTCTTAAACAAAACTTCTGTAGATGAGTCAGGAGCTGTTACCGTTGCAGGTGCAGGATTTAGTATTGTATAATAATTATTACTATTAATTGATTGACCCTGCTCTATTGAGTGGGGTTTTTTCATTAAATAAAACAAAATATAATTAATTAGTTATCATAGTATGATTATACTATTGCCAAACACATCTCAACAAACCATAAATATTTTACCTAGAGTAAATAGTATTGATGGAGTTATTAATATGAATCTTAGAAGAGATGGTGATGGTGTATCTGAGTCTATCACAGACGCTGTTGTCAGTAAGTCAGGAGATTTTATAAGTATGACCTTTAACTCCACTATTCTTCAAGAAGACTCTACTTACTACTTAGAAATAACAAGAGATGGTAAACTGTGGTATAGAGATAAGATTTACAGCACAGAGCAAAAAGTATTTGATGGAGACCTTGACAAATCCCACGTTATAGGAAACAACACGATATACAAGTCTTATGATAAGACAGATGATAATACATACATAATATAATGAGAAAGAGCAACATTAAAAAGGAATATAAAGATAGCATTAGAATTGTCAATATGTCCTCTTACAGTTCACCTGAGATAAAAGAAGTTCATAATAAAGGATGGGTTACTTTTGGTGACAATAATGATTACTTTGATAATTTAATAGAAAGGTATCTTGATAGTCCTACTAATGGTAGATGTGTTAATGGTATTGTTGATATGATATACGGTAGAGGATTAGAGTCTAGTAATTCTGATACAGCTCCTGAAGACTATATCTATATGAAGAAGCTCCTTAGACCTAGAGAAATTAAAAGACTTGTAAATGATTATAAGTTATTAGGACAAGGTGCATTACAATTAACTTACAACAAAGCTAAAACTAAAATATTAAAAGTATCTCACTTTCCAATGGAAACACTTAGAGCTGAAAAAGCTCAAGAAGGAAAGATAAAGGCATACTACTACCACCCAAGTTGGAAAGACATTAAGATGTCTGAAAAACCTAAAAGAATAGCTTCATTTGGAAATGGTAAAAAATCAGAAGTTAACGAACTTTACATATTCAAACCATACAGAAGTGGATTTTATTACTATGCTACCGTTGATTATCAGGCTTCTTTACAATATTCTGAGCTTGAATCAGAGGTATCGAACTACCATATATCTAATATACAGAACGGTTTACAGCCAAGTTTGTTTGTCAATTTCAATAATGGAATTCCAAATGAGGAAACTCAAACAATTATAGAAAGTAAGATTAATGATAAGTTCTCAGGCAGTTCAAATAGCGGTAAGGCAATTATAGCATTTAATGAAAGTGCTGACACTAAAGCTGATATAGAGGCAATACACTTACCTGATGCACACGCACAATATCAATTCCTTTCTGACGAAGCAAGAGAAAAGATAATGCTAGGGCACGGTATTGTATCACCAATATTATTAGGTATTAAAGATAACACAGGATTTGGTAACAATGCAGAAGAGTTAAGAACAGCATCTGTTTTAATGGACAATGTTATTATAAGACCTTTGCAGGATGGGATAATCTACGGATTGACAGAGATACTTGAATTTAATAAAATATCACAAGACTTATACTTTGTTACATTACAGCCTATTGAATTTACTGAATTAGAAAATATATCTACTAAGGTAAGAAAAGAGGAAGAAACAGGAGAGAAGCTTTCTGCTGAAAAAGATGAGGAAGACTTTTCTGAAGAGGATGGTGATGACTTATATAATCAATTAGAAGAGCTAGGAGAGGTTTTAAGCGATGATTGGGAGTTAATCCATAGTGAAGTATATGAAGAAGGCAAAGAAGCTCTTAAAATGGCTGATATAACTTCTTCTGACAAAGCCTCATCTCAAGATGATGATATTTACAAGGTAAGATACTCTTATTCACCACAAAGAAAATCTTCAAATAGTAGAAGGTTTTGTAAGCAGATGGAAATGCTAACAGGTAAAAAAGTAGTATTTAGAAAAGAAGATATTAATATGATGTCTTTTAGAGGTGTTAACAAAGAGTTAGGACACAACAGAGCTAATTACTCGCTCTTAAAATTTAAAGGAGGAAAAAATTGTCATCATTTTTGGCAACTACAAGTTTATAAAAAGTCAAGTGGCAAGAGGGTAAATGAAGAAGTAGCTTACGGTAATGGTCTTGACAAACCTAAGAATCCGAAAGAGATTACTGAGCGAATGATAGACAGACCTGATAAAGGAGCATACCCAAGTGTTTTAAGTAGAATCAAGAAAATAATAGGACAATAATGAAAGCACTATTCATAACAGTACAAGATTTAAAAGCAAAGTCAATCATAAGTGGAAACACAGATGCTGACAAGTTAATTCACTATATCGAAGTGGCACAGGATATACATATCCAAAACTACTTAGGAGGAAGTCTTTATGACAAGCTTCAGGAATTAATAATATCAGGAGATATTGACGATGCTGTTTATAGCGATTATAAGCTACTTAGAGACTCTTATATTAAACCGATGCTTACTTGGTTCACTCAAGCAGAGTACTTGCCTTTTAGTATGTTTAAAATAGATAACGGAGGTGTTGCAAAGCATAGAGGAGAAGAGTCTGAGTCTGTAAACTTCAGTGATGTTGACAGAATGATGAGCAAGATAAACGATAGAGCTGAGTTTTATACAAGAAGATTCTTAGACTATATGTGTAACAATAGTAATAAGTACCCTGAGTACTCTAACAATAAAAATGGGGATATGTACCCTGATAAAGATGCAGATAGTTTTTCAAGTTGGGTATTATAATGAGTATTAATAAAAAAAAGACATATAAGACAAAAGTAGTTAACATAATAAGGTTGGCTAAGTTTTACGAAGAGGTAAGTAAGAAAAAGGCTACTGTAATTATTCAAAATAAGTAAGTAATATGGCAAACAACATATACAATGTTAGTTGGTGGGGTACGGGAATATACAACTCTATAAATTGGGGTATTGTATACTCTGATTATGCGTCTAACTTCTTGAAGCTTGAAAATGGCGAATTGTTACTACAAGAAAACGGAGATAAAATAATTTTATAATAATCACAAAATGGCTAATAAAAAAGTATCAGATTTACCAATCATTACAGATGTAAACGAAAATTCAAGTATTCCAATTGTTCAAGATGGAGTAACAAGTCAAGTAACTGCATCTAATTTAAGTATTATTAATCAATCAGATTCCGCACAAACAAATTCTAGTGCTTGGATTAGCGGTGTTTTAAAGGTTGATGGAGACGCAACGTTTGATAGAAAGGTATCTGTCAGGGAATTATCATCTATAGCAGCCACAGATAGCAATTTAATTCATTTAAGTACAAATGCTGCTGATGGTAAAACAGGAATAAATGCACGAACAAACGGCGAGTATGGTTTCGATATCTATTATGATGATAACTCAGGAAGAGGTCGAGGTCTTCATTTAGATAAGGTTCAAGTAATTGATGGTAATATAGACGCTCAAAATACGCTTTACATTGATAGAGAAACAGGAAAGTCAGATTTTAAATTTGAGATATCTGCACCGACTTACAAAGTTACAAACTTAGATTCACGACCTACAAACGCAAATTCAGTAGGAGATAAAGGGGATATTAGGTACACAGCAGATTTTATTTATCTATGTGTTGATACAGATACTTGGAAAAGAACGGCTTTGACATCTTGGTCTTAATAGGATAATAATTAAAAAATAAAACAATAATGGGTAGTAATATTAGAATAAATAGAACAGAGCCGTGTAAGAATAATGTAGGTGGTATAAACTCTGTCTACTTTGTTAATTACGGTGAAATAAAAGGTGTTACCTATAGTTCTAACGGAGCTGTTATAACAAGTGTTGATGGAACCCCTGCAGCATTTAAGTTTAATGCAAATGGAAGCTCCTCTTATTCAGAGACAATTAAGTCAAGCTCAAGGAATGGTACTACGTTTTACGAACAAAATTTAAAAATAACGTTACCTAAGTTAAGTGAGCAAGACCAAATAAGTATAGATTCATTGGCAAAAGGAAGACCAAATATAATAATACAAGATAACAATGGGAACTTGTTTTTATCAGGACTAGATTTTGGTTCTAATATGATTGATAGTAACGTGATTACAGGAGAGAATATGTTAGATTTAAGTGGATATGTTCTTAACTTCAAGGCTATGGAGAAATTTTCGTCAAAGTTCTTGTACAGAACAAATGAAAGACAGTCAGATGGAGATGCTCTAAGTAGATTAGGGTTTGCAGTTGCTTACAGTCAGTCAAGTTGGGATTACTATCACAGAGTAGTTGAGAACGAAGGTTTTGTAGAGTCTCTACTATGTCTTAAAAAATAATAAAATAATAAAATATAAAATGGCAAAAATTCCAAGCATATCAATGATACCTTCAGGGTATAAAAAAGACAAAATTTACAGCGTTTTACCTACAAGTGGAGCAGGGGATTTTGATTTCACAAGGTCAAGTACAGCGACTAGAGTAAACGCAAGAGGATTAATTGAAACGGTTGCAACGGGAGTTCCTAGACTTGAATATACTTTACTTAATGGCGTTGTAAATGATTGTCCTAGCTTATTGTTAGAGCCGCAAAGCAGTAATTTAATTACTTATTCGGAAGATTTTACGCAAAGTAGTTGGACTAGTCTTAGCGGTGCGCAATTAAGTGCAACAACTACTGTAACGCCAAGCGGAAGTACTAATGCAGTAAGGGTTAAAAATGTAGGTGGAGCAAACAACGATTTACGTAGCCTTGTTTCTATAACAAGCGGATTAACATATACAAGCTCTGTATATATTCGAAGAGTTAGCGGAGTGGGTTCTGTTATCTTTAGAGATGTCAACAATGGCGGTAATAGCATAACTTTAACTTCTGAATGGCAAAAATTTTATTCCACTGTATTATCAACATCGGGTAACGGAAGGTTTTACCTTGAATTAAGTACTTTAGATGATGAAATAGAAGTTTGGGGAGCACAACTAGAACAACAATCCTACGCAACCTCTTACATACCAACTAGCGGGTCAGCAGTTACAAGGGTGGCTGATACTGCTTCAGGTTCGGGTGATGCTTCTACGTTTAATAGTTTAGAGGGTGTTTTGTATGCGGAAATAAGTGCTTTGGCAGATGATTTGACTAATAGATTTATAATACTTAATGATGGTTCAATTTCAAACCGTTTAACTTTTAGATATAGAACAACTTCAAATCAAATTTCGATGGAAGTACATATTGGAGGAACCGAAAAGTTTTCTTTAGAATTTATTCTAAATGATATTACTGTAAACCAAAAAATAGCATTAAAATATAAAAAAGACGATTATGCACTTTGGGTTAATGGTGTAGAGGTCAGCACAAGTGCATTAAATGATGTTTTTACAGCAAATACTTTAAACAATATTGATTTTAAAGGTTTTGGTCAAGATTTTTATGGTAACACCAAACAA